ACGACTTTAACGACAAAGAATCTCAGGACGTTCTTTATCTGCGTAACAAACTTACTGAAGACTTTGAGAACACCAAAGTTCGTAAGGCTGTCGCAGAGTGTCTTATCAACGCGGCTGTATTCGGTACAGGTGTTGGCGAGATTGTTATTGAAGAAATCAAAGAAATGGCTCCAGCTACCCAGCCGATCATGGATGGGCAGCTTCAGGCAGTGGGTGTTAACATTACAGATCGTGTAGTTGTTAAGCTCAAGCCTGTCATGCCGCAGAACTTCCTGATTGATCCTGTAGCAACGTCCATTGAGGACGCTATGGGCGTCGCTGTAGACGAGTTTGTTGGAAGCCACCACGTAGAGCAGCTTCAAGAAAGCGGCGTGTACAGGGACACCTACGTAGGCACAGCGGCTCCTGACACAAACCTTGAGCCTGACCAAGACATTACAGTCTACAGTGACGACAAAGTTCGTCTGACAAAGTACTATGGTCTTGTTCCTAAGCACATGCTAGAAGAAGCCACTGACGAGAAAATCGAAGGTGACGCAGGTTATGTAGAGGCAGTTGTTGTTGTCGCTAACGGCGGCGTCCTTCTTAAGGCTGAAGCAAACCCCTACATGATGCAAGACAGACCTGTAGTTGCGTTTCCGTGGGATGTAGTGCCTTCTATGTTCTGGGGTCGTGGCGTGTGTGAGAAGGGTTACAACAGCCAGAAAGCCTTGGATACTGAGCTACGTGCGCGTATTGACGCTTTGAGCCTCACCATTCATCCAATGCTTGCCATTGATGCTACTAAGTTTCCACGCGGGGCAAAGCCAGAAATACGTCCCGGCAAAACAATCCTGACTAATGGAGATCCTCGTGAAGTCTTACAGCCGTTCAACTTTGGTCAAGTGGGCCAGATCACGTTCGCCCAAGCAGCCTCTCTTCAGCAAATGGTACAACAAGCTACTGGAGCAGTTGATTCAGCGGGACTCGCTGGCAACGTTAATGGTGAAGCTACTGCCGCTGGCATTTCTATGTCTCTCGGTGCTATCATTAAACGCCATAAACGCACCCTGATAAACTTCCAGCAATCATTCCTGATTCCGTTTGTTAAGAAAGCTGCGTACCGTTACATGCAGTTCGACCCAGAGAACTATCCTGTAAAGGACTACAAGTTTAACGCAACCTCTACGCTGGGCATCATTGCTCGTGAGTACGAAGTCACACAGCTTGTACAACTCTTACAGACGATGAAGCAGGATAGCCCAATCTATCCAGTCCTCATTCAAAGCATTATTGACAATATGAACCTGTCTAACCGCGAAGAACTTATCGGAGCTATGCAGCAAGCTAGTCAGCCCAACCCAGAAGCACAACAGGCGGCGCAGCAAGCACAACAGGCACAGCTTGCGTTACAGCAATCGCAGACAGCAGCACTGTCAGCACAGGCACAAGAGTCGCAGGCACGAGCACAGAAGTACTCTGTCGAAGCGCAGCTTGAGCCACAAGAGGTTGAGATCAAACGCATTGAGGCCATTACACGCAATCTTCAAGCGGGAGATCAAGACGACAAAGAGTTTGAGCGCCGCCTAAAAGTCGCACAAGCAATCACTAAAGACAAAGAAGTAGAGGCTAAGATAAATGTTAATGACCCAGCAAGACTTCAAGAACCTAATCAGCCAAGTCAACGAAGCGTTCAAAGGCCAGTTCAACCGCCTGTCGAACCTAGAAGAGAAGGTAGCCCGTTTGGAGGAGAGCCTAAATGAGCAAGGAAAAAGATCCACGCCTAGCAAGAGCAGGGGTAAGCGGGTTCAACAAACCGAAGAGAACGCCTAGCCACCCTACTAAGTCTCACGTAGTTGTAGCCAAGGAAGGTGACAAGGTTAAGACAATACGCTATGGACAGCAAGGTGTTAGTGGTGCAGGTAAAAATCCCAGCACTCCTAAAGAGAAAGCAAGACGTAAATCTTTTAAGGCGCGTCATGCAAAAAACATAGCCAAAGGCAAAATGTCTGCGGCTTATTGGGCAAATAAATCTAAATGGTGAGGAAGCTATTATGCCAATGGTAAACGGAAAGAAGTACGCATACACAGAAGCAGGCAAAGCTAAGGCTAAGAAAGCCGCAGCCAAAACAGGAAAGAAGGTGAAACGTGCCAAAGGCAAAAAGTAAAAGCCCCAAGCCCTCTAACCCTGCGCTGTATTCCAGAGTCAAAGCGGAGGCTAAACGCAAGTTTGATGTTTGGCCTTCTGCCTATGCTTCAGGTTGGTTAACCAAAGAATACAAAAAGCGCGGAGGTAAGTACAGTGGCTAAACCAAAGGGTGGTCTAACCAAATGGTTCAAAGAAGACTGGGTTGACCTAAAGACAGGCAAGGAGTGTGGACGTAAATCTGCTAAGAAATCTAAGCGTCCATACCCTTCCTGTCGCCCTAAAGCTGTTGCGGCTAAGATGACAGCGGCTGAGAAGGCTAAGTCTAAAGCTAAAAAGACTGGCCCAGCTAAAGTTAAACACGCAGTAACAGCATCCGGTAAACGAAGAAAGACTGGTAAAAGTACCAAAAAGGCTTGACATTTGAGCAAAAGTATGGTATAATATATAGTGTATAGTAACTAATGAGACAACCAAAGGGCCTCTATGAAACCTGAAGACGAAACATATTATAATAATTACTTTGACATCTTTAACACAGATGGTTGGAAACAACTACTAGAAGACTTTAAAAGTAATGCAATTATAATAAACTCAGTTGAAGCAACAAAAGATGTAGATGATATGTTTTTCCGTAAAGGACAACTTAACGTATTAGCACATCTAATAAACTTTGAAGCTATTACAACTAACAGCTTTGAAGACGCGCAGAACAATCCAGAAGATGATTAAAGTATACGATTTTAAGTGTACTAATGGTCACTACTTTGAAGAATTTGTAGACGCTGACGCTACAACCAGTAGGTGCGGTTGTGGTGCTAACGCTACAAGGGTCGTTTCAGCAACACCATGCGTACTTGAAGGTGCATCTGGGGACTTTCCCGGACGGCACATGAAGTGGGTACGAGAACATGAACAGGCTGGACGTAAATAAAACTCCACAACCGTTAGGCGGAGAAGGTGAAATAATATGGCACGAGCACAACTCGTAGACGAGCGTTCGGAAGAAGAAGAAGACAACAGCGTAGATAACATTGCAGAAGAGCAGGAAGTTATTGAGTCTCAGGAAACTGAGGTAGCTCAAGAAGAAGTTCCAGAAAAGTATCAGAACAAATCTTTGAAAGAGGTTGTTCAGATGCACCAAGAGGCTGAAAAGCTCCTTGGCAAACAAAGCTCTGAGGTAGGTGAGTTACGTAAAGTTGTTGATGATCACATCCAGACACAACTCGCACAGCAACAAGCACCTGTACAACAGCAAGAAGAAGACGATACTGACTTCTTTGTTGATCCAAAGACCGCAGTTAGCAGGGCAATTGAGAACCATCCTAGCATCAAAGAAGCTGCACAGGCTACTCAGCAATATAAAAAACAAACAGCTTTGGCACAACTTCAAAGCAAGCATCCAGACATGAACACCATTGTCCAAGATGCTAAGTTTGCTGAGTGGATTAAAGGCTCTAAGATCAGGACTCAATTGTTTGTACAAGCAGACCAGCAGTATGATTACGATGCCGCTGATGAACTGTTCTCCCTCTGGAAAGAGAGAGCTTCTGTTGCAAAACAGACGGTAGCAGTTGAGAAGCAAGCCCGTAAACAACAAGTTAAATCTGCGAGTACAGGCAACGCCCGAGGAACAGGTCAAACTCAACGTAAGAAAACATATCGTCGTGCTGATATTATTAAACTTATGAAGACCGACCCAGATCGTTATGCATCTTTATCCGAAGAGATATTCCAAGCGTACGCCGAGGGTCGTGTTAAGTAGCCTAATCTAAAGGAGATTTATCATGGCGACTCAAACTTATCCCGGTACAGTAGGCGGTGGTTCCATTGTCAATAAGACAGCCGCAGCAACATTCATCCCTGAAATCTGGAGCGACGAAGTAATCGCAGCATACCAGAAGAACCTGAAGATGTCACCTCTTGTAAAGAAGATGTCAATGACAGGTAAGAAGGGCGACAAGATTCATGTCCCTAAGCCTATCCGTGGCGCTGCATCTGCTAAGGTGCAAGACACTGCGGTTAACATTCAGGCGAACGTTGAGCAAGAGTTGGAGATTGAAATCAATCGCCACTTTGAGTACTCACGTTTCATTGAGGACATCGTAGAAGTACAGGCACTCAACAGCCTGCGACAGTTCTACACAGAAGACGCTGGCTACCAGTTGGCTCTGACGGTTGACACTGACCTGATGAACTGTGGTACTGGTTTTGGTGACGGAACTCTTGACCTTGCTGCTCCTACTGGTGCAGATTGGGTTAACAGTAACAGCTACTTCTTTGACGCTGCTACTGGCCTGAGTGCCTATGCTGCTGGTGGCGTAGCTACTGGTGACAACTTCACCGACACTGGCTTCCGCGAGGCTATCAAGCTTCTGGATGACGCTAACGTACCAATGGAAGATCGTTGCTTGATCATCCCACCTGCTGCTCGTAAGACAGTAATGGGTATTGAGCGTTACGTATCTAGCGACTTCCGTGATGACCGCACTGTTAAGTCTGGTTTGATTGGTAACGTCTACGGCGTTGACATTTACGTATCTAGTAACTGTCCTACGCTTGAGACTAACGTTCGTGGCTGTCTGTTCTTCCACAAGGATGCCATTGTACACGCCGAGCAGATGAATGTACGTTCACAGACTCAGTACAAGCAAGAGTACTTGTCTACTCTGTACACCGCTGACACCCTCTACGGTGTTCAAGTGTATCGTCCTGAAGGTGGCTTAGTACTAGCTGTCTTTGACGAGTAAGGCTCTACTGGCCCCTTCGGGGGCCTTTCTTATTTCTTGTTTGTTTCAGGAGTAGCTTATGCCGATTTATAGGGGTGATGGAGGTTCAGGTGATTCGTCTACGGAC